TTATGTCAAGAAGTTGGCGCAGACTGGATCATGATCAACGGTTCAGATGAAGGTCGTCAGATTGACGTATTGCGAAATAAGATTAAGAACTTTGCTTCTACTGTATCTTTGACAGATGCTAAGAAGGTTGTTATCATTGATGAGGCTGACTATATGAACGCTGAATCAGTTCAACCTGCTTTGCGTTCTTTCATTGAAGAGTTTAGTAACAACTGTCGTTTTATCTTCACTTGTAACTTTAAACATCGTATTATTGAACCACTTCGTTCACGTTGTGCGAATATCGAGTTCAAAGTTGACGCTGGTGAAAAGCAAGCAATCGCTGCACAATTCTTTAAACGTGTTTCTCAAATCCTTAAAAATGAAAACGTTGAGTTCGACCCTAAAGTTGTTTCAGAACTCATTATCAAACACTTCCCTGATTATCGTCGCACTCTAAACGAACTGCAACGCTATTCAGTATCAGGTAAGATTGATACAGGTATCTTTGTTAACCTCAGCGAAGAATCGTATAAGGATCTATACAAAGCATTAAAGGAACGTGACTTCACCGAAGTGCGTAAGTGGGTTGCTAAGAACTCTGATGCTGATACACCTGTATTGTTCAAAGAACTTTATGATAATGCCAATAACTTCTTGGATCAATCTACTATCCATAACCTTATCCTTATTCTAGCCGACTATCAATACAAGGCAGCATTTGTTGCTGACCACGAACTAAATATTATGGCTGCACTCACTGAAGTAATGATTCAGTGTAAATTCAAATAAGAGGGTAACATGGATATTTTAATTTTATGTATCGTTCTTGCTTTTGGTATTCTACTTGGTTGGAATCTTAGAGAACGCATGGCCATGAGAATCGTAGAGAAGATGCTTGAAGACTTGCAAGAGCAAGAAGAAAAAGATCCAAACGTAACTAGAATGCGTTTGGAAAAACACTCGAACGTTATTTATGCATTTGGTGAAGATGATACGTTTATTGCTCAAGGTGAAGATCTTAAAGCATTGAACAAAGCAATTCAAACTCGATTTCCAGATCGTAAATTCACAGTTCGCGAAGAGAACCTAAAAAGTCTTGGGGTGAACTATGACTCCCTTTGATTTTATTAATGCTATCAATCAGACAAAGGTAGACTTATTTAAAGAACCTTTGGCTAATAAAGATTATGATGCTTACATCGTAAACCGAGGACTGTCGTTTTTCCACGACACTGTTGTTCAAGCCAACACTATGAACCAATACTCGTCTTTGCCTAATGAATGGCAATTTCGTTTTTTACTAAATAGTGTTACCAAGAAGAAGAGATTTTCTAAATGGGCTAAAAAAGATAAAGCCACGGAATCTCTGAAACTGGTTCAGGAATATTTCGGGTATTCCAGTGAAAAGGCGAAAGAAGCTCTGAGGATTCTTTCGGATGAACAATTGAGTGAAATAAAACTAAAATTAAATAAAGGTGGAAAATAATGACTGTAGAAATGGTTTATTATGATTGGACACCCGATTCGATGTTAGAAGTGACCCTCGCTGAACCAGATAACTTTCTAAAAGTTCGCGAGACCCTGACTCGTATCGGCATCGCTTCAAAAAAAGACAACACGCTATATCAATCTTGCCATATATTACATAAGCAAGGAAGATATTTTATTGTGCACTTCAAAGAACTATTTGCTTTGGATGGCAAAGACTCGAATATCACTAGCGGTGATATTGAGCGTCGTAATGCAATCGCAGCACTTTTGCAAGACTGGGATCTATTAAAGATCGTAAGCGCATCGAAAGCTGAAAACAAAGCATCACTAAGCCAGATTAAAGTTGTTTCTTTTAAAGAAAAGAACGAATGGAATTTAGTGGCTAAGTATAATATTGGTAAAAAAGTTCGACCAGTCGAACAAAACTAATATAAATAGTTTTGTCCCATCGGGATGGGAAGAAGTCCCTTGAATATAAAGAGAGGGCAGATCAATCACCGAAAGGTTTGATTGGCAGCAGGTGGAAGCCCTGTATCTATTTTGTCCCACCTTGGGATCGTTTGTCGTCTACGATGAATGGCGTCCGCAAGCATAAGCGATACAAATGCCGTGCAATTGAACTGGTTCACGTTAGTAACCCCTGTATAAAGTAAGCAGGAACCTCCATGCCTTCGGGGTGGAATTTTAATTTAACTCGCTTAAAAGGAGCAATAATATGTTGTCTTATATCAACACATCAATCGACACCATTTCTGGTGCAAAGACTCAATTCGTTAAGACATTCGTTCAAAACGAGGCAGTCGCAAAATCCCTTCAAACTTATGTTGACGCACAGCAAGCATTCGCTAAGACTGTTGCTAAGTCCGCTGTAGATTTTTATACTACTGTTGGAACTGCAGCTGCATCTTTCGATGTTAAAAAAGCATTCAGCGTTAAGTAAGGAGATGGAGAATGTTATCTATGACTAAATTTACACCTGACTCTATTTTGTCACCACAAGCATTTCTAAAAGACTTCGATAAATTCTTTGTTGGTTTTGAAGATCAAGTTGCAAAGATGCAGAAGTTCCATGATGACTTTGCTAAGAACGTACCTAACTATCCTCCATACAACATTCGTAAAGTAGATGACACTCACTATGTTATCGAAATGGCTGTTGCTGGTTTCGCTGAATCAGAAATTGAAATCGAAATCGATGGTGGTCGTCTAGTTGTTAAAGGTAATGTCAATGCTGAAAACGAAACTGCGCAAGACTACCTATTCAAAGGTATCGCTACTCGTGCGTTCACTCGTACATTCGCATTGAATGATCAAGTTGAAGTTAATAATGCAGAACTATTCAATGGCATGTTGAAGATCGCTCTTGAGCGTATCATTCCTGAGTCAAAGAAGCCAAAGAAAATCGCTGTGAAATCTGGTAAGGGTAAACAACTTTTAACAGAGGACGCATATGACAAAGCTGCTGAAAAACTTTAAGCACATTATTGTTGGTCTTTCAGAAGGTCTTCAGGCATTCAGAACTTACAAAAGAGGTAAGGTAAAATGAATAACTGGATCCCAATGACAGACGATGACTGGGATTGGGTGAATGGTAAAGTTCCACCAAATCCAAATAATAAAACAAAGTGAGAGTACTATGACAACACTAAAAAATCTTGAGAGTGCATTGGCTGGCGAATCAATGGCTCATATCAAATATCGCTATTTCGCTAAGATCGCTCGTGAAGAAGGTTTTGAAGATGTTGCTAAGCACTTCGAACACACTGCTGATCAAGAGATTAAACACGCATGGGGTCATCTTGAATTGTTAATCGGTAAGCCATCCACAAAGGAATGTCTACAGAAAGCAATTGATGGTGAAACATACGAGTTTACAGAGATGTATCCTAAGTTTGAAACTGAAGCACAATTAGAACAGAATCCTCTAGCGAAAAAAGAATTCGCTGAACAGATCTCTGAATCTAAAGAACACGCTGAACAGTTTCAAGCAATTCTAGCAAAAGCAGAAAAGCGTTTCAATGCTTTGAAGAAAGTAGAAGAACGTCATGCTAATGCTTATAAGAAGGTAATGGAGGCATTATGAATCAAGATCACGTATGCGTAGTCTGCGGACATATACATGACGAAGCAACCGAAGGTAAGTGGGAAGATCTTCCAGCTGACTTTGAATGCCCTGAATGTGGTGTCGGTAAAGACGAATATGAAACTTTATAATCAGTCATAACAGTTAGGGGGACTTCGGTTCCCCTAAATACTTGTTATGATGAAAGCAAAAATATCCCCTAATCTAATTTCTTTTGTTACGATACGACGTGGGGATTGGATCATGAAAATTTCAGTGTTTAAAAATAAACATGTTTTATTAGTTGCTCAAAATTACTTTGCAAATGATCAAATAATTATTAAACAATTTAATCATCATGATGAAGCAGCACAATTTATTGAAACTCTAATAAGTGAGGAATAGAATGACAAATGTCAAAGTATTTAAAATGATCAACGGTGAAGAGATTATCTCCGAAGTTGTTGTAGAAAACGCTGAAACATATGGTTTGAAAAACCCAGCAACAATTATGTTACAACCAACAGCTGGTGGACAAATGGGAGTTGGTATTGCCCCATATATGCCTTATGCTGGAGAAAATGTATCCTTACGCAAAAATGCTGTTGCAGCAGAGGGTATCCCAGAACAAAGAATGATAGACGAATACAACAGGATTTTCGGCTCGGGAATCGAGATAGCCCCAGCCAGTGTCCTTGCGGGACTAAAATAACCCCTAAAACCCCTGTAGATACAGGGGCTTTTTTTCAAGAAAACACTTTACTTTAATTCAAGAATATGGTATAATATAGTTATAGAAAATTGAAAAGGAGTTATATATTATGGGTCTCGATATGTATGCATTCACCGTCGCTAAAGGTCAACAACTTGGTGAGGGTGTTCAAACCACTGAATTGGCTTACTGGCGCAAGTTTAATGCACTCCACGGTTGGATGGAAGATCTCTATCGCAACAAAGGTGGTGCCGCAGAATCATTCAATTGTATTCCCGTTCATCTAACCGAAGAAGACCTTGATAGTCTTCAGGGTACAGTTGCAGCTGGCATGTTGCGACCACGTGAAGGATTCTTCTTTGGTGCCCAACAAATCTACCCAGAAGACATTGAGGAAACCCTCACATTCATCAAGAATGCTCGTGAGGCAATCGCTGACGGCAAAGATGTTTATTACGACAGCTGGTGGTAATCATGATTCTCATGAAAGAAACCACTGTTTGGAAAGACGTTACACGTCAACCGAACCATACCTATCTTGCAGATGAGAACAAACGCAAGATCTATGGTTACTTCAAGTGGCATAACCCTCAAGATTTTGAGATGTTGAAGAAGCCAATGACTATCGATACTCGGTATCGCACGTTCAAAGTTATCAAAACAAATTTGACTTTTAAAGCTGTTTGAGGTATAATTATATTATGACAAATCTAAATGACTTTTTTGAGAGCCTAGCGAGCAATGCATCTCGCAACTTCAAAATTGAGCAACTAACTTTACATCGCAATAACGAAGTGTTGCGTGAGGTTGTTCGCTTGGCTCTCGATCCCTTCACTCAATTTTACATTCGTAAGATTCCCAAGTACGAACCACGCACTGAGCCAACCAACGTGACGTTGAAGTTTGCTCTTGATTCTTTGTATGATTTGTCCTCACGACAAGTTACAGGAAATGCTGGTATTGCTCACTTGAAGGGTATGCTAGAAGTTTTGTCAGCCGATGACGCTAAAGTTATCGAACGTATTATTCAGAAAGATTTAAAATGTGGGGTTCAGGTATCAACCGCAAACGCAGTGTGGACTGGCTTGGTTCACGAATATCCAGTAATGTTGTGCAGTCAGTTCGAGCAGAAACTGGTGGACAAGGTAAAGTTCCCAGCACTCGTTCAAACCAAAATGGATGGAATGCGATTCAACGCAATTGTTCAGGATGGCAAGGTAGAATATCGTTCACGCAATGGCAAAGAGATTCAACTACTAGGAAATCTTGATGCTGACTTTATTAAAATGGCTGGCGATGTTAACTGCGTATTTGATGGCGAGTTATTGGTTGTCAACGAAAGTGGCGTCCTCGATCGCCAAACTGGTAATGGGATATTGAATAAAGCAAACAAGGGTACAATTTCAGCTACTGAGGCATCGATGGTTCGTGCTACTATCTGGGATGTTATTCCTTATTTGTATTTTATAGATGGTGAATGTCCAACACCATATGGTAAACGTATGGATTCGTTGAACATTCTTATTGATAAACATAAACCTGCAAAGGTTAAACTGGTTGACTCTTGGGAAGTTGATACTTACGAAGAAGCGAAAACTCTCTTTGAAGGATTGCTTGCTGAAGGTCAAGAAGGTATCATTCTGAAAGATAAGAGTGGTATCTGGGAAGACAAACGTGCCAAACATCAAATCAAATTCAAAGGTGAACTTGAATGTGACCTTAAGATTGTTGCCGTTGAACAAGGAACAGGTAAGTATGAAGGATTGTTAGGTGCTATTGTTTGCGAATCTGCAGACGGCATTGTTAAAGTTAATGTTGGGAGTGGATTCAATGATGAACATCGTAAGACGCTTAAAGAGAAGGATCTTCTGGGCAAGATTGTCGCTGTCAAGTACAATGCTCGTATTAAAAACAAATCTGGTGACGAAAGTTTGTTTCTCCCCATATTTGTCGAAGTCCGTGAAGACAAAGATATCGCGGATGCTTCTAAGGACATCAAATGAGCATCTTAGAGACAATCGTAAAACCAAAAAGATATTTTAGTGTTGCATCTAAAAAAGATATTGAGATGTACAGAAACTTTTTGGAGAGAGGCACTTGGGGTCATGACGGTTGTCCATTTGCTTTGGAATATCCATACTTGACTATTCCAGATATGATTAAAGATAAGTTAATCCATAAGTTTTTGAAAGTGGAAAAAAGAATATGGCCAAGAAATTAAATAAGTTGTATGTTTTAGTTGGAGTTCCTGGCTCTGGTAAGTCCACATGGATTAAAAATCAAAAGTGGACTGACAATTGCGTTATTGTTTCTACTGATGAGTTTGTAGAAGACTATGCGAAAGAATGCGGTCAAACCTATTCAGAAGTTTTTAGTGATTATATGCCAACTGCTGTTAAGTTGATGGCTGATAAAGTTGTTCGTGCACGTGATGCGGGTAAAGATATTATATGGGATCAAACATCAACTACTATAAAATCACGTGAACGTAAGTTCAATATGTTACCAGAGTATCATAAAATTGCAGTCGTGTTTAGAACACCTGATGAAGAAGAATTGATTAAGCGATTGAATAGTCGTCCTGGAAAAGAAATTCCAAAAGATGTTATCTCTAATATGGTTGATAACTGGGAAGAACCTACCCTTGAAGAAGGTTTCCATGAAATTTGGTATGCGGAGTAAATTATGAGAAAAGAACTTGATGAAGCACTATGCTCAAAGTATCCTCTGATTTTTCAAGATCGTAATGCGGATATGAGAACTACTGCAATGTGCTGGGGGTTTGAATGTGGTGATGGTTGGTATAATTTAATTGACGTTTTATGTAGCAAACTATATGCTCATTACAGTCAAGCGAACAATCGTTATCAACATCTGTTAGAAGTTGGCGTTGGGAATACTCTTTATGGAACTAAGGTAGTGACCCAAGAAATGCTTGATGAAGCCAAAGAAAAAATGGAACATGAACGTGGTCATGTTCCAGTTGCTGCTCAAGTCAAAGAAAAGTTTGGTGGTCTACGTTTTTATGTACAAGGTGCTATCGATGAGCACTATCACTATATCAGTTTCGCAGAGTCAATGAGTTATCATACTTGCGAAGTTTGCGGTGCTCCAGGAAAACGATGGACTGATGGTTGGCATAAAACCCTATGCGATATCCATGCAGAGATGGAAGGTCGCTCAGAAGAATATGCTGACGAAGGAGATGAATAATGTTTTATGGTAAAGAATCTATTCAAGAACAATTTGCCTTAGTTAAAGATAAACTATCACAACAAGAATTGTTTATCTTTATACCAATGCCTGAGTATAAACTAAACGAACGCTGGACTGATGAGTTTCGTATTCGTGATGGTCATACTAAATTAGCAGATGGTTCATGGGTCACTGTTGTTAAAATGACTAACTACCTTGACAAACTTCAGAAAAATACTGAAGAACTATACGATAATAATCAAAAATGTTATCGTGAATTACAAACTCTGAAACAACAAAGAACTGAAATGGAATTTGGTCTGCGTCATGCGCAGAAATCGCTACACAAAGCACTCGCTATTAAAGGAGAAAATGATGAGTGAATATACTCCTGACGTTTGGGTTATGTTAAAGTTTGATAACAGTAAAACTGTTGTCTATAAAATTCTTGCTGGTTGGTATGGTGGTTATCTGAATGGTGATTCATGGAAACTAAACAGCGGTGTAACTCATGTTGAACAAGATGGCGACTGGTACAAGTTCCATGGTTATAGTGGAAGTGTTTATGAGTGTCACAAAAATAACTATAAACTTTCTGGAATGACTTCTAGTATTCTTAATAAATTTTATGATGATATTGAAAAAGCTAATTTAGATATCAAGCTAAGTGTGATGGATGAAGGTACAACTAATTTTATGGAGTTAAATTATGTCTAATAAATCGTGGACTGTTGAAGTTGAACAGGCACCTGATGGTGAATACTTTATTCAACTCAATGATGAGATTCTAGAGGAATCTGGTTTTAAAATCGGTGATGAGGTTGAATGGATTGATCGTAAAGATGGTTCTTGGGAACTCCGAAAGAAGCAACCAGAAATGGCTTGGGTATTGGTTGAAGCAGTTCAACAATTCCGTATGCGTTATATGGTTCAAGTACCAGCAACCAATCCTGAGTGGGCAATGGATACTGTTGTAATGAAGGAAGCTAAAGAATTCTCTCAATATGATATGGGTGAAACTATCGTAAGTCATCGAGTGGTTTCTGAAGAAGAAGCATTTGAAATTTGTGATAAAGATAATGACTATACTAAATCTTGGAATGATGAACAAAAGATGCGTGCATTCTTTACCAAGGATGGAGAAAAGGTAGAACTATAATGTTTATGTTTGACGTTGAAACTCTTGGGGTTGAATCCAACTCCGTAGTTCTTTCTGCTGCTCTTGTTTACTTTGAGCCAGGAAAGAATCAAAACTATCAAGACCTACTTGATGGGGCATGTTACGTCAAGTTCAAAGCGAAAGAACAAACTGAAGCCAAGCGAACTATTGACCTTGGCACTTTAGAATGGTGGAAGAATCAACATCATTATGTACGTGGTTGCGCTTTAGATCCTAGTGGAGATGACCTAACAGTTGAGCAAGCATTTACAAAGATGCACAATTGGCTTAATAAGTTTACAACCCCTCAAAAACACACTATGTGGGCACGTGGTTCGCTTGACCAATTAGTTATTGACAGCCTAGCAAAGAAATTTGACTTGCAACCTTTAACCGACTATAATAGGTGGAGAGATGTAAGAACGGCAGTTGATATTCTCTATGGTACAACTAATGGTTATTGTGAAATCGAGTATCCAAACTTTGAACGTGCAGCGTGTATTAAACACCACCCTGTTCACGATTGCGCTTTGGATGCAATGATGCTAATGTATGGAAAACAAGTTTAATGGAATTTTATACTAATGTTCAAGTTGCTGGTGATAAAATCCTGTTGCGTGGTTATGAAAATGGTAAACCTTACCAACGACGCATAGATTATTTGCCGACCCTTTATGTAAACTCAAAGGGTAAAAGCAACTGGCAAACTCTTGATGGTATGTACGTTGATGAAGTACAACCTGGATCAATCCGAGAAACACGTGATTTCCTGAAACGCTATGATGGTGTTCAGGGATTCAGTGTTTTCGGGCAAACGAATTATGGTATTCAATACCTCAGTGATCAATATGACTATGATATCAATTGGGATATTGAACAGATTAAAATCTTTACAATCGACATTGAAACGAAGACCGAAGAAGGTTTCCCTAACCTCATAACTGCCAACGAAGAAGTTCTTTTGATTACAGTCAAGGACTTTTCTTCTAAACGTATTATCACGTTTGGTGTTGGTGCTTTCGTTCATAACCGTGACGATCTAGTTTACATTAACTGTAAAGATGAACAACACTTACTCAAAGAGTTTATCATTTGGTGGCAACAAAACTATCCAGATATCATCACTGGTTGGAATACCGACTTCTTTGACGTGCCATATTTGATTAAACGTATTACTCGTGAACTTGGCGAAACCCTAGCCAAGAAGTTTTCACCATGGGGTATGATTACTGAACGTAAGACGTTCATCAAAGGTAATGAAGAAATCCATTATGATGTTTCTGGTATTGCTCAACTTGACTATCTTGAGTTGTACAAAAAGTATACTTACTCCAAACAAGAGTCCTACAAACTGGACTACATTGCAGAGCAGGAACTAGGTGATAAGAAGAAAGAGAATCCTGGAGATACTTTCCGTGAGTTTTATACTTACCACTGGCAACAGTTTGTTGAGTATAACATTCATGACGTAGAGTTGGTTGACAAGCTGGAAGATAAGATGCGTCTAATCGAATTGCATCTTACTATGGCTTATCAAGCGAAGATTAATTACGAAGATGTTTACTCGCAGGTTCGTATGTGGGATGCTATCATTTACAATCACCTGCGTAAGAAAGGTATTGTTATTCCAATGAAGACTGGCGGTTCAAAGACCGAACAGTTTGAGGGTGCGTTCGTTAAAGATGTTCAAGTTGGCCAACACAAGTGGGTTGCCTCGTTTGACTTGAACTCATTGTATCCTCATTTGATTATGCAGTATAACATTTCACCAGAAACACTCACACACGAAAAGATTTCATGCACGGTTGATAAGTTACTTGCTCAAGAAGTTGATACCACTTATTTGAAACAACGTGACCTTTCTATGACTGCTAATGGTTGGTGCTATCGCCGAGATGTCGAGGGGTTCATGCCTGAGTTGATGGAACAGATGTATGGTAATCGTTCCAAGTTCAAGAAGCAGATGTTGAAAGTTCAACAACTATATGAACATGACAAAGGTAACAATGAACTTCGAAAAGAAATCAGTCGTCTAAATAACCTACAGATGGCTATGAAGATTGCTTTGAACTCAGCTTATGGTGCTATGGGTAATGCATACTTCCGCTATTTCGATATTCGTATGGCTGAGGGTATTACAACTTCTGGTCAGTTGTCTATTCAATGGATGGCTAATGAGTTTAATCGTTTCATGAACAAGATCTTGAAGACCGAAGGTAAAGACTTTGTTATCGCAATTGATACTGATTCAATCTATCTAACAATGGAAGAGTTGGTTGAACACTTTGCTGCTGATAAAGATGAAGCTGGTAAGATTAAGTACATGGATAAGGTTTGTGAAGATATCTTCCAACCGTTCATTGATAACACTTATCAAAAGTTGGCAGAGTATATGAATGCTTATAGTCAGAAGATGATTATGAAGCGTGAAGTGTTGGCTGACAAAGGTATTTGGATTGCTAAGAAGAACTATGTTCTTAACGTGCATAACTCTGAAGGTGTTCAATACGCAACTCCAAAACTAAAGGTTCTTGGTTTGGCTATGGTTCGTTCTTCGACTCCATCAGTTATTCGCGAAGAACTCAAGAAGTCCGTAAGGGTTATTCTTGAGGGTGATGAGAAGGTTATGCAGAAGTATATTTCTGGTTATAGGGATGACTTCCAAAAGTTTCCTGTAGAAGCTATTGCATTTCCACGTGGTGTTTCTGGATTGAAGCAGTATGCTGGTTCACCGATCTATCAGAAAGGTACACCGATCCACGTTCGTGCTGCTCTTCTATATAATCATTATGTGAAGAAATTAGGTATTGACAAGAAGTACCAACTTATTAGGGAAGGTGACAAGATTAAATTTGTTTATCTTCGAACACCAAACCCATATCACGAAAACGTCATTGCGTTCATTACAGAACTTCCAAAGGAGTTCAATCTAGAATCGTTCATTGACTACGACACACAATTTGACAAGACATTTGTAGAACCATTAAAAACTATTATCGAACCGTTGAATTGGAAAGCTGAGGAAGTATCCTCGCTTGAAGACTTCTTCGGATAAATATGACTACTTAACACAAAGGAAAATATATGAAACTAATTAAATTTTACGCAACTTGGTGCGAACCATGTAAAATGCTAGAGAAAGTTGTTGAAGCCAAAAAAGATCAAATCCCAGAAGACTGGACATATTCTAATATTGACATCGATCAAGATATGAATTCTGCGAAAGCGTTGAACGTTAGAGGTGTACCAACATTGGTAATTATGTCAGATGATAACGTTGAAGTCCGCAGACATGTTGGTTTTTTAAGCGAGCGTGACTTTGAACAATTTTTACGTGGTAGATAATTTAAGGAGTTTATTATGAGCATGTTAGAGAAACTAAAGAAGAACTCAACAATTAAGGATACTTCTATCCTTGCTAATTCTAAGTTCTTTACGAAGAAGGATATGATTCCTACCACAATTCCAGTAATCAACGTTGCGTTGTCTGGAAGGTTGGATGGTGGATTAACACCTGGTCTTACAATGTGGGCTGGTCCATCAAAACATTTTAAAACAGCTTTCAGCTTGTTAATGGCTAAAGCATACTTGGACAAATATGAAGACGGTGTCGCCAGCACTACCAAAACTCAATAAGCAAGAAACCCAGACAAAAAA